TTTAAGTTTTGAATTAGTGCTTGGGTTCTTGCCAAGCCTACTCTTTTTGATCCCATATTTAAAACCCTCCATTTATGTGTTTATAATTTAGGTGAGACAAAAGATACACTCCTGCCTCGCCTATAAATAGTTTTCCACATAAAGAAGACCCCCGCCTTTTTCAAGGCGGGGGCTTTCTGTGTCACGTTTAGCCGTGCTTTTTACCTAATATGTAACAAATGTTTATCTATTAGGAAGTAGCGCCTGCTTCACCATTCAGACCACGTACGATAACTAGACCATACATATCAGGACGGACCATCTTCTTCGCATAACGCGTCATGACTCCCTTACGGGGCACGAAATCTTCCGGTCCGAAGATTGTGGGTGTAGTTTGTAGCGGCACATACGGTGCATACACATATCCGCTTTCAAGGAAAGAGGATCCGCGACGACCAACCAAGATAACGTTACGATAGAAGTACGGATCAACGTACACATCGAACTTCTTGGTCAGCGAGCCGACCTTAACCGCACCAATGGAGCCACGCTCATCGTCACCAGTGACGGAAGCACGGAATCCAGCAGTGAACTCAAGCACGTTGGCAATTTCGGGTCCGCAGACAACGAAATTAGCGCCACCACGCAGAGTCTTACGGTGGATCTGGGCTGACACATCGTTAATGGTCTCGACAAGAGTCTCATACCATTCCGACACGGTACCGGTGAAGTCCGGAGCCGCAGAGCTAGCGCCAATTTCAGCACCAGTTGTACGGTTCACGAAAAGACCCGGTGAGCGGGACCAATACATGGTCTCAGCCGTAGCGCCCTTAACAAGATCCTCAAGAATCTCGCGATCAATCTCAAGAGCAATCTGCTCAGAGAGGATACTGGTCAGCTCAACCTCGGCATCAAGGTTGTGGTAGGCGTTGAGGTCTTGACCCAACTCCGGTGTCCACTTAGCCTTGAGCTTCTTGGTAATCGCTGTGACTGCCACGGAATCAACCTTGATGTCGATCTCGGGGATCTTCTCGTTCCCTTCCAAGCCCCATGGATCGTCACCGACCACAGAACCAAGAGCACCACCAGTGACAAAGTCATCAGTCTGGGGATACTTAACGGTCTGAGAACCGGTCAAGCTCCGAGCGAGGTTGGCAGCAGAAACTCCGGTGCCGTAGTCAACAGCAACGAGAAGACCAGTAGTCGTACTGGCGCCACTAAGGCGCGTAAGACGACGCAACTGAATCCCTCCGAAGTCGTGGCCGGTTTCGCACTGAGTACGAGCCTGACCTACAGATGAGCTAATGGTAATTCCAACCAAGTTGCGCGTGTTGAGGTTAGTCAACGTTGCCAGCGGGAATGTACCGATTGCAATTGCGGCACCATCGGGAATCTCAGGATCCCATTGAACGAGATCACAGATTGTGGAACCAACAGATGAACTATACTTACTTGCAGTAAGGTGGGTAACCGTCACGCTGACTGAGCCAGTCGGGGACGCATAACCGTTGTTCATGTTGTAGGGGCCAAGTTCCGCGAAGGAACCAGTGATTCTCACACCACCGGTAATCTCGGAACCGACTCTGGCGCCACCATACAGTGAACGCTCGACACCTGCTTCCGATTTGGTGCCCATGGTACCATAACCCAAACGGGGAACCCCTGCTCCATCAGTTGAAACTGTGAAGTCGAGGAAGAAAATGAGACCACTAGGTAGACTCATCGGCTGGACACTAACAAGATCGTTAGCAATCAAGCCTGCGAAAACACGGCGGACAATAGGGAACGCGACGGCTGCAAAGCCTTCGACATCCCCACCGGCCATGGTGGAGCTTTCGCGGAGTAGTTCTTTTGCTTGGTTTTCAAGCAAGCGCGCCATTGAACTGCGAGTAGACTCTTTATTGAGTCCCTCAAGAAGACCGGTTCTCTCCCACTTGGAAAGAAGAGCCGAGCCCTCAGCACGCATGTCGCGATTGACAACACCTTCTGTCAATCTATCAACAATACTAGACATTTTAAATCACCTCCTATAATATAATGATTATTTGTTTATTATTTTATTCCAGCTAGTTTTTTCATCCGATCTTGGAATGGATCGGAAGCCGTGGACTCATGACGAGTCGCACGAATAACAGATGCCCGATTACGTCCGATGGCCTCGCTCAGTGATTGTGGGCTTTTCCTTGGAGCGGCCTCCACTGTGCTTTGAAGCGTGTCGAAAATAGTTCGTGCCTCTATTACAGAACCAGCATTGGAAATAGCTTCGACAATTTTTGTTTTTTGTCGCTCATTTAGGGAGGTATTTCGCAATACGCGGTTCGTATAAAGCAAGCGAGCATTGGAAAGGTTTACATCTTGTAAACCTTCTCGCAACTCTTCAACGGCTTGCCTATATTGGTTGTTTTGCTCTTTAAGATTGTTATTTTCTGCAACAATCTTTTCTTGAGCCTTTGTTAAAGCTTCTAATTCTTCTTTTACGTCATCATCCTGCATTCCCGCAAGTTCTCTTTCTTGCTCATGCTTAAGTTGTGACGTAGGGCGGCCGGCCCAGCCGGACAATTCGGCCCCCAAATCAACTGTAAGTTTTTCTGCGATGGCATCTACGAGGGAGTCGAGATTTTCGTTGGTGGAGGACATTGTGGCCGCATTGACCCCTCCTTCCTCTTCCTCTTCCTCTTCCTCGCCACCTTCAAGATTCTGCATCTGGAGAGCGTCCGCTTCTGCGGCGCCGGCGGCGGCATCGGTGGCCTCTTCAAGTTCTTCTCCGAGATTAACTTCAACTTCTTCGCTATCTTGAAGCTCTTGAAGTGCTTCTTGGAGGGCACCTAGATCGATTGACACTTCGACGTCCTTGCCGGTAGCAGGAAAATCCTGTAGGTTTTTGCCTTTGGCGTTGGCCAGGCCATCGGTGGCGGCTAGTGGAAGATCGTCTTCATTCTCGACAACTTCTTCGGCTTCGGCCGGCTCTTCTTCGTCCATCATCGGCTCTTCTGGGGGCATGTCCATATCCATCTCGCCGGCCATCGGATCCATCGCGGGATCTTCGGGGGGAGCGTCCATCTCTCCGCCCATATCAAGGGCCATATCGTCCTGCTCTAAAATATGATCCAAAGTTTTGCGAACCTCATCGGAATATTTGTCTATAACAATAGTTTCTGCATTCTTTAACGCGCTTTCGCGTAACGCTTTTGCGTCGACAATGGCTTCTTTGAGCATGTTGGACATAAATTGACTCCTAGTATTTCAGCAATTCACAAATAAATAGTATTATTTGAATAGAAAATCCTTTTATTTATACCAGAGTGGTGTGCGACGATAGAATTATCCAAATATCAGTGTCTGCAAATAGTGTCCGCGTATCTCCGAGCGAGCCGGTGAGGCCGGTTGGCATGCCGTTCATATTGTAATTAGTCCCACCGATCTGTTTTCATTTCATTGTTTAGCGCATGCCTGCGCCGATGACGTCGCACGCCACGTTATTTAAAGTCACGCTCATGTTTGAAGTGCGCGAAGTGAAGCTCGTACCATCGGTGCTGGTGGCTATTTTTCCAGACGCTCCCACTATCACAATTGTGGTGTCGTCTGTTGCGATCCCGCGAATGTGCGATGTCCCCCACGTTCCATCATCGCCTTCCCAAATAGCAGTCCAGGTTATTCCGTCTGCGCTGTATTGTAAGCGACCGCTCGCGCCGCAGGCAACCCACTTGTTGATCGTTCCGCCGGCATACACAACTCCATAAAGATTATAAGCACCGGTTGCGCTTGTTCTTTCAGTGGAGGTTGCCCAATCGTCATCGCTCGTGTAAATATTTCCACTTTGCAAGACGGCCACCCACAATCCTGAGCCATTATAGGCCATGGCATAAATATCTTTTGTTCCTTCCAACGTTGCGGTGTCGGACCAGCTAGCGCCACCATCAACAGATTTCCAAATATGCGATTGGTGGCCCATAAACCACGTTGTGCCGTCTTTGTAACACACCACGCGGGTAGAGTCATTAACTGTGTTCCCCTCGTCGACTATGCTCCAGTTAGTGCCGCCATCGATGGAGGCCATCATGGTGCAATAAGAATCCCCATCATTGTAAGCGTTTCCTCCTGCTATCCATACGTTGTGGGCCCAGGCCACACCCGGCCCGCCGGCATCGGCCGCGATATTATTGTTGGTGTGAGTTACGCTCGACCAATTGTTGGTGTCTGTTAAGTCAAGAGAATTATTTGCATACCAAATCTCAGCCAAGTATCCAGCATCGCCCTGTGCGACCCATCGCTTGTTGCCGCTGTTGTCTTCTCCGATTGCAATATCTTGGAGTCCCATATTCCCTAAGTCTACAAGCTCTGACCACCCCGAGCTAGCATCTGCCTCGTCTGTAGATGCTATCTTGCCAGCATTTCCTACCACAAGCCATCGCGATGCCTGCGTTGAGCCGCCGGGGGCAGCGTCTCCCCCAACAGAGGCGATACTAGCTGCATCAACGCCGCTAAGATTAGCGACCTCGTCGGCCCACGCAACTCCGCTTATCTTGCTGATATCGGCCATTAAATTAACTCAATATATTCCGAACTGGGATTAAAGTAAATTACTTTCGCAGTCGTCGTGCAATATCCCACTTGTCTAACTATCTCCGCACTTCCTGATGGTCGCATGGTCGTAACATACCCTGGCGCGCTCACGTACACGGGCTGACCGACTGCAAACGCACCGGAGAGGTATGTGTGTGCGTCGAAAAACCCACGCACCAGAACACCATTGACGGCAGGGTTACTTCCCAATGCTATTCCCAACAAGCCAACCCCGCCAGAAGCCGCCAAAATTGTGTCTGACTGCTCCCAACTGGAGCCAGAATGTAAGTAGTACATCTTGCCGGTAGTCAGCGTTCCGGTACCAAACTTAACCACGTCGCCGCCACCGGTATCGTCAGACAATCCGGTGGGATCATGATGGACGTCTAGAGCAGTTAATGGCGCGCCCACACCGACTCCCAAGCTGGAGGTAATTGCGACGCTAGCACCGAAAGTTGCATCGTTGTCCACGTGCATGCCTTGAGAGGCAGACAACATAGATGCGTCTACATCGCCATTGGAGGCAATTCGCTGAATCCCGTTGATTACTAATTTTTGAGCTTTCACCTGAAGAGACGCGGAGATATATCCTGCGGTCGATTTAATATTACTGGGCGTGAGAATGTTGCCCGACACGTTCAAGGTTGCGCCGAAAGTTGCCGGCAAATCAATATGCATACCCATAGATCCGGATATAATCTCGGTGCTATACAAGCCAACTGCTGTCACAGATTGGGCTGTGATGGGGACGCCGGCAACAATCGTGGTGTCGCCCCCATCTAAGGTGAGGTAAGTGGTTGAAGATCCGCCGGGCTTTGCTTTAAGTAGGAGATCTCCGCCGGTCGCATCTTGAGCTAACACGATATTGCCGCCAGATCCCAACTTAAGATATCCTTTTTCTGTTCCTGCGGTTGCCAACTTAAGATAGGCATCTGAGCCTGCTCCTCCGTCAATTGTTGCGACCGTGACCCCTGCACCATTTACATGTAAATCATAAATAGGCTTGGATACTCCGATGCCTAAGTTTCCACTGATCGCAACATCATGAGAGAAGGTGCCGCTTCCTACAATCTGCAAGTCTGCAGATGCGGAAATGCCGGCGGCTGTGGAAACAGAGCCAGTTGTGGACACAGAGCCCCCAAATGTAGCCGGAGCATCCACATGCAGCCCCAAAGAGCCTGAAATTAACTCTGTGCTGTAGAGACCAACTGCTGTGACTGAGCCGGTGGTGGCGATAGTTTCTCCAAATGTGGCTGCGGATCCCCAGTGGCTTGTCGCGTTTCCAGATACAGGTCCTGCAATCGTAATAGGGCCTACCAGCGTGCTTGATCCTGTAACTTTAAGAAACCCGGATGTCTCCAGACCTGTTGCGCTGTAATGTCGTGATGAGCCAGAGACACCCGCGGAGAGCCCGGTTAGGTTAGAGCCGTCTCCGTAGAAAGCAGAGCCGGATATATTACCAGAGCCAGAAATAGCGCCCGTTATCGCCAACGTGGTGCCGTCATATTTCAAAGTAGTGAGCCCTTGTGCAGTATTGGCGTCAGTCCATACGGCTATTTGATTCGCAACGGGCGTCCCGCTAGCATCTACCAGTGTGGCTCCCCACACGCGAGAATCAATCTCGTCGGTCAAAAGTGTGCTTCCATTATAGACAACAACCGTATTGTCGGTGCCGGCTGCAACGTTGGGGATGTTGACCGTGGCTGCATTAATTGTTACTGAGTCGCCTCCGGCGTTGCCGAGAGTTGTATTTCCTAGAAACTCTGCGTCAATTCCATTGATAACGGTTAGTTGCCCTTCCATTGTTGTGGCGCCAGACACAGCGAGAGTGCTGCTGAATGTAGCTGCTCCGGCACCGTAAAGGGTACCTGAGCCGGATACGTTTCCATCAGCGGTAACAAGATAGTCGGAGGCTCCAATGTTCAGAATGTTTCCGACTAAGCTAGCGGAGCTTGAAATGCTTCCGGTGGAAGAAACAGTTGAACTGAACGTTGCTGCTCCTGCTGCATAAAGAGTGCCTGAGCCAGATAGGTTCCCTGCTGCGGTAACAACAAGATCTGATCCGCCAATGTCCAAAGTGTTGCCAATAAGGCCGGTACCGGCGGTGATGGTTGTGCCGGCGG